ACAAGAGCTAAAAGAGAAAACTTTAATGCTTTAGTTGATGAGATAAAAGAATTAGAACTACCAAGTGAAAACATTGCAAACAATATTATTCGTGCCTTATACAAAAGACGCATAGCAAATAAGATTGCAGTATTAGCTACAGAAATATACAATGGAAAAGACTCTGACTTTTCTGAAATAAAAAAAGAATTAGAAATATCTTTTGATGATATAAATAAAGATGAATATGAATATGTTACTTCTGATGTAGCAAGTCTTATAGATAAACTAAAAGATAATACTAAATGGAAATTTAATTTATCAAGTTTAAAAGAGAATGTTAATGGTGTAGGAGAGGGTAATCTTGCTATTATATTTGCTAGACCAGAGAGTGGTAAGACAGCCTTTTGGGTAAATTTAGTCGCAGGAATTGACGGATTTGCCGCTCAAGGAGCTAAAGTATGTGCACTTATCAATGAAGAGCCTGCAATTAGAACACAAATGAGACTAATAAATGCCCATACAGGCATGACATTCGACCAAATACGAGATAATACTCAAACTACAAAAGAAAAATGGGCCGAAGTGAAACAAAATATTAAGATACTTGATACTGTTGATTGGTCATTAGATGATGTAGATGAGTTTGTACAAAAAGAAAAGCCCGATGTTTTAGTTATTGACCAACTAGATAAAGTAAATGTTAAAGGTAATTTTGCTAGAACAGATGAGAAACTTAGGGCTGTATACACAGGAGCAAGAGAGATAGCTAAAAGAAATAATTGTTGTGTCATTGCTATATCACAGGCATCAGCAGATGGTCATGGTAAAATGGAATTATCATTTGATATGATGGAAGGTAGTAAGACAGGTAAAGCCGCAGAGGCAGATGTTATTATTGGCGTGGGTGTCAATGGTATGACAGAAGAAAATGTAAGAGGTTTATATATCAGTAAAAATAAAATAACAGGTTGGCATGGACAGATTGTCTGTATGATACAACCAGAATTGTCGAGGTATTATGATTAGTGTATTTGATGTGGAAACAAGTTTTCAAATTTTAGAAGATGGAACAACTGACCCATCAGCTAAAAATCCAGATAACTTTTTAGTATCTCTTGGTATAAATGATGAGTATGTATTTTTTAAACATAGAGATTATAAAGGTATACCAAATAGAAAAGTAATACAAGATATACTAGATAAGACAACATTACTTGTAGGACATAATATTAAATTTGATTTGCTATGGCTATGGGAAGCAGGTTTTAAATACAATGGTAGAGTATGTGATACAATGCTTGTTGAATATGTTTTAAACAAAGGAATTAAAAGACCTCTGTCATTAAAAGCATGTTGTCAGTTTAGAGGTGTTGTTCAGAAATCTGATTTAACAGAACAATATATGAAAGATAAAGTATCATTTCAATATATACCAATTCATATTGTTGAAGAGTATGGTAGACTAGATGTTAAAGCTACTAGGTCTTTGTATGAGGCACAGATGCTTCAATTGCGTAAACCTCAACATAAACATTTAATTAAGACTATACAAAACATGTGTCAGTTTGTTGTTGTTTTAACAAAGATGGAAGATAATGGTATTTATATTGATAGAAAAGCATTAGATGAAGTAGAAAAAGATTTTCAAACAGAGTATGATGCATTGCGTGTTAAAATAGATGAAGAAATATATACTCGTATGGGAGATACAAAAATTAATCCTGCAAGTCCAGAACAATTATCTTGGTTGATGTATGGTATAAAAGTAAAAGATAAAAAAGAATGGTCACGCATATTTAATTTAGGTATAGATAAACTTACAAAGAAACAAAAACGTAGACCAAAGTTTACTCCTGCTCAACTAAAAAAAATATTTGCAAAACATTTAGAGCCTGTCTATAAAACAAAAGCAGAACAATGTCCTGTATGTAAAGGTAAAGGTACTATACAAAAGATAAAAGTAAATGGAGAGCCTTGGAGTAAATTAAGTAAATGTTCTGAATGTAAAGGAGAAGGATTTGTTTATACTCCTTTACCAGATAAAGCAGGATTCTATGCTACTGTAACTTCTGTTATGGATATATCAGAGGGTGGATTTAAAACAGATAAGATAACTTTAGTTCGATTAGCTAAAACAGGAGATGAATTTTTTAAACGATTTGTAGAAAAGATTACTCGGTATAATGCATTAGAAACATATCTTAGTACCTTTGTTGATGGCATTAAAAAGTTTACAACAGATAAAGGTTTTCTTTATCCTAGTTTTATGCAACATGTAACAGCAACAGGTAGATTATCTAGTCGTAATCCTAACTTTCAAAATCAACCAAGAGGTAGTACCTTTCCTATTCGTAAAGTTATTAGTTCTCGATTTGAAGGTGGTAGTATTATGGAAATAGATTATGCACAATTAGAATTTAGAACTGCTGTCTTTCTTGCTCAAGACAAACAAGGCATGAAAGATATACAAAATGGTGTAGATGTACATCAGTATACAGCAGATATCATTGGCTGTTCTAGACAAGAAGCAAAACCACATACATTTAAACCTTTGTATGGGGGCATGTCTGGTACAGAAAATGAAAAGAAATATTATTCGGCTTTCTTAAAAAAATATCCGGATATCAAAGCTTGGCATGAGAAACTGCAAGATGAGGCAATACGAGCAAAAGTTGTCACCCTACCTACAGGTAGACAATATGCCTTTCCAAAAGCAGAACGCATGCCTTGGGGTGGTGCAAGTTCTTCAACACAGATAAAAAATTATCCTGTTCAAGGGTTTGCTACTGCTGACATTGTTCCTTTAGCTTGTATTGGTATACAAGAATTACTTGAGGAACATAATACTAAGAGCCTACTTATTAATACTGTACATGATTCAATTGTTGCAGATGTTTTTCCCGGAGAAGAGAGTTTAGTCGCTTCATGCCTAAACAAAGGATGTTTAGGGGTAATTCAAAGGATGAAAGACATGTATGACATTGATTTTAACGTGCCCTTAGATGTAGAGTTAAAAGTAGGCTCTAATTGGTTAGATACAAAAGTTTATGCTTGACAATATTGTTAAAAACGCTACTATTGTAATTAAATTAACCAAGGAAGGTAATCTATGGTAAATGACTTAAAGGCATTTGATTCTCTTAGTAAAGAGGAGATAATGAAAATGACCGGTCAAGATGACGGTTCTGTAATAAATACAGGTACACTTGATAGGTTGATAATAAATAGAGCGGCTGAAGATGATGATGGAAATCAATTATCAGCAGGCGTTTATAGTACTTATGACCCTAGTATAGAGTCTAGAGTATACAGCATTAAGGATAAACCTATTCAGTTTAGACCTTTTATCAATGCGTATCAATACATGGAGTATGACCCAGATAATAATAATTATCCCTGTACTTCTGTTATTTTTAAACAATGGAATGAAGAGGCTATTGATAGTAGCGGAGGCGTTAATTGTGGTAGAATAAGAGGCAAAGATAAAGAAAACTTAACTCAAGCACAGATAGATGCTCAACGTCATATTAAATGTTATCGTTTAGTATATGGACTAGTATCTATGGATGCTACAACACCTGCAGGAGAACCTACAAAAGTAGAAGATTTACCTGTGTTGTTTAGAGTTACAGGGTCAAACTTTATTCCTATTGGAGAGTCTTTAAAAAGTCTCAAAGGTAGAGATAGCTTGATGCAAAATCATCTACTCAATATGACAACTAAGAAAAGAAAGGCAGGTAGTAATGTGTACTATGTGTCAAACGTAAACATTGATACAAAAGAAGTTCCTTTTACACAAAAAGATTTAGAGCATATGGATATGTTTAATAATCTTATTCAAGAAGAGAACGCTAGAGTATCTGCAAAATGGCAAAAAGCCCATAGTAATAAGGAACAAGATGTGGCATCTGCAAAAGTTATAAATGAACTTGCTGATGACCCCGAAATGGTGTTACAAGCTTAGTGTCTAGTATTCTAAACAGAGTACAATTATTTTTAACGGAGGCCAATAAGGCCTCTGTTCCTATTTCTAGTACTATTATAAATGAATTTGGTGAGGCTTGTAAAGATGCATTTATAAAACAATTCGTAGAAGAAAGAGAAACAAAATTTAAACCTAGAATGAGTGCTATTGGCAGACCTTTATGTCAATTACAAATGGAAAAGAGTGGGGCAGAGGCAGAGACACCTCCTTATAATTCTAAAATGAGATTTATATTTGGTGATTTAATTGAAGCATTGGCTGTTGCAATATTAAAATCATCTGGAGTTAAAATAGATGACTTTCAAAAGAAAGTTAAATATGTATTTGGTGATGATGAAATCAATGGTACATATGATGTTAAAATTATGGATAAAATATGGGATATAAAAAGTGCATCCCCTTATGCTTTTCAATATAAATTTGGAGAGTCTGGAGGATTTAATGCCCTATTAAAAGATGACCCATTTGGTTATGTACCTCAAGGATATTTATATGCAGGGGCAGATGATAAAGAATTTGGAGGGTGGATTGCTATTAATAAATCTACAGGAGAATGGTCTGTAGTGGAAACACCAATTAATGATGGAGAACATAAGAAAAAAGCAATTGAACAAGCAAAGAAAAATGTTCATGCATTAAATACTAACCAACCATTTAAAAGACAGTTTGAAGATATAGAAGAGTTTTTTAATAAGAAACCTACAGGCAACAGAATATTAGCTAAAGAATGTACATTCTGTGCTTACAAAAAACCTTGTTGGGGGGATATACAATACTTGCCACAAAGAGAATCAAAAGCTATGAATCCTAAATATTTTTGGTATACTAAAGTAAAGGAAGAAAATGTCGACAGTACAGAGTAGAAAAGCTAAAGGAAGAAGATTACAAAATTGGACAAGAGATACATTGCTATCTATATTTAAAACTTTAGATGATAATGATATAAGCTGTGCTATAATGGGAGAGACAGGAGAAGATATTAAACTATCTAACCCTGCTAAAAAATTAATACCTTATTCTTTTGAATGTAAAAACAAAGAAACATTTAAAGGTATATATGATATTGTTGCTCAAGCACAAAGCAATTCTAAAGTAACGGATGTGCCGATTGCTATAATTAAAATGAATAATCAGCAACCATTAGCTATTGTTGACGCTATGCATTTTTTAAAATTGATAGGAAAACAAAATGGATAATGGAGTAAACTCTAAAAATATTATTACGATTTCTGTGTACCCTTCTGAAGAGGGGTTTGGTTGTACTCTTGTAGAGCCAACAAAAATACCTTTAACTGCAGACTATAGTGTTGCCTTGACAATAGCACATGGAATGGTTAGAATGGCACTAGAAAGACCCGATATTATATTTGATGAAGGTGTAGAATCTTTATCTAATCCCATAGACAGTGATACTGTGGTTAGTATTGATGATATGGTAAAAATGAAAAAAGATAGGCTACATTAATGAAAGCACAGATAAAAGAAAACAAGAGTGATAATATTAAAAAGTTGCGAGAGAGTGATTTCTCTGTAACTAAATTTTCCAAAGACTTATCTTATGGTAAGAAACATGAAAAGCTTGTGATGAAATCTATGGAAAACTTTGAATTAAAAACAGATAGAATGGCACATAAAACAGGTAATGTGTATGTAGAGTTTCAATCAAGAGGTAAAGATAGTGGTATTCGTTCTAGTAAATCTGATACATGGATATTTAAAATAGTAAGCACTGGAGATAGACATATGTTCTCCATACATATTCCTTTATCAAGATTAAAAAAATTAGTCAGTAAAGATTATAGAGTTGTGCCGGGGGGAGATAATTTAACATCAAAAGGATATCTAGTACCTATAACTGATTTGGTAAAAATATGACAGTTGAATTTTGGCAATGGTGGATTTTAATTATGGTAACAATTAATACAGTAATTAATAGTATTGTATTTGTCGTAGGTCGTAAATTTAAAAAGGAAAAGAAATGATTACGAAAGAATGTTTGTCGCAAGCAATTACTCTATCAGCAAATGATAGACAAAAGGATTATGGAGATAAAGTAGATAACCATAATAATATAGCTAGGCTATGGTCAGCCTATCTAGATATAGATATAAAAGCTCATGATGTAGCAATTATGATGGCGTTATTAAAAATGGCTCGTACTAAACTGGGGGCAGTTAGTAAAGATACCTATATTGATATGGCGGCATATAGTGCTATTGCAGGAGAAATTAAATTTAAGGAGAAGAAATAATGAATTACATTATTACAC